TCTGATGTTCCACCATAGTTTCCACCAAACATGAACCAACCCTTTGCACGTTCCCAAGTCTCAGTGACTTCGTCGAACACGGCGGGAACCAGTTTAGGATAAGGGCGGCCACAAGGACGATCATCCACGATCATCACTGCAGGGCGATCATCTTTCGGATCAAAAGGGCCGTCACAGTTGACGACATTCAAACAATTATTTGCAGAACTGATTCCACCATTTGTGCAATCGTATTCCCCAAATTCTGAGTTGCGATATACTGATACATTAAGTCCCATGATTAAGCTCCAATCGTGTTATAGTAACCTTCGGCGACAACTTCCATAGTTGCGTCACCATTATCGTAGAGTTGCCACAGTTCAGATCCTGTGAAGTAAACACATGCATCCTGCATGATCGGCCACTCACTTGTATGGATGATTGTCCGAATAGGCATCTTCCAGTTTTCCATACCTTGTGTCAGTTTGTCAAATGCTTTGGACAACTGACCTTGTGTGTAGTTTTTAAAAACGATTTTATTTTCCATTACCAAATTACCTCTTCAGTTACGATCATGCGGCGACCTAAGTTTTGTTCGACGCAGTTCTGTGTGTATGTTTTTACCGCACCGTCTGTGTACATCACAGTGATCAGTGTCTCATCATCTGCGTCTGTTGAGATCGATGTGATCTCGCCTTTTGCAGTATAGTCACGATACTGTCGTAAAAATCCCATACCAACTTCAAACATCATTTTGTCCTTTCGATCAACTTACTCTTATAATATAGTGTATAAACAAGGAAAAGGCAAGCCTTTTTTGTAATTATTTTAAATTTTCTTTCCTAATGTTTTCAATGACTTAAACTTTTTTGTCAAAATTTTCTCAAATTTTCTTGCTTCGACTTCGTACCAGAGATCCAAATACTCGTCATATGTCGAGTGATCAGACTGATTCGTTATGTCTAATGTCTTACGTGCATACTGCATCACATGAACCATCTCATGACAGATCGTGGTAACCAGTTTAGATAGGGAGAGGTTTGCGTTTACTTCCAATTCGAACTCACGAGTATCGATTGCACAACAGTAACCATATTGATGTGATTCCAGTTTGTTATTCAAGATCACATCAATCTCTAATGTACGCATACGAGGCATCAATTCATCAATACAGAACCTAACAACCTGTTCTGCAATCGAACGTTTTAGTTTTGTCGAACCTTCTGCATAAACATAGTTCATTATTGTGCACTCCTCATTTTAGTCATACGTTCTTTTGCTTCGACCCATTTCTCGAAAGATAATGGTTTACGTGGTTCCCCACATGCAAGTTTCTTTTCTTTGAACTTTGCTTTGAGGATAGTCGCTGCATCACGACCCATGAACCGTGAAACCAGTTTCAATAGATCACGACGAAACGAACGTCCATGATGCCAGTTTCCAAGACAGTGAGCCATCTCGTGAATCAAAGTGTATTCATCAAGACCACAAATCAGATCAAGGGTAATCGTGTTGCCACGGGCCCAACCTGCAGTGTTGCGTCCTGTGTTACGTTGTTTCGGGTTAACAGAAATAGGATAGATGTTACGATCTTTTTCATCACGCAACTTTGCCCACAATGCAGACTTAGTGATTTGGTCACAACGTTTCTGCGCTTGACGCACAGTGTCAAACTGTTTTACTTCATACGCACGTTGGAACGCCCACTCACACTTGTAGGTTTTGGTCTTTTCGGAATCTTTACCGTAAGTACCTTTGTTCTGACCCATCTTCTGTTTTTGAAGATAGTCGATATAACCTTGGATCAGGTTGGTTTCGTAACCTGCGTTACGCCACTGGTCAACTTGGTCAGACATTGATTTTGGATAACAAAGCATTTTTGTACCTCTCTCTATTAACTTCAAGATTATACTAACACAGAAAAGCCATAAGTGTCAAGCCCGGCACGAAAAAAAGAATCTAAGAAAAACAAGTACTTATAATTTTTTTTAAAAAAAGTTTATAAATAGTGCGTTAATGACTTGATCATTTGTTTAAATTTTTATGGAGTATGGTTATGAAACTCACACTATATGCAACATTGTTTACAATGTTTGCAAGTGTCGCACTCGCAGGTGGACACAAAGAAGTCGAAGATAAGAATGGACTATTTGTCAATGGAACTGTGGAAATCTACATTGACGACACCAACACCGAAACACCAGTAGATACAAGACTTGAAGCCTTTGCAGGTTTTGAGACTGTTCTAGATCATTCATTTGTTAATTGGGCAGGATTTGGTGCAAGATACGATACTAACTATTCTCTGGATCGTACACTAGACAACACTGTTACAGAAAAACAGATGGGAATTGAAATTCTAGGTTCACGTCTATATTTTGGAGAAACTGATGCACAAAGACTTGGGTTTGCAAAAACCTCAAAGATCGGAGCTCCAGTTATCATTACAAAGCCAAGTTCACGTATTGATCACAACGAAAAAGTAGTATTTGCTTTTGGTGGATGGGATCACAATGATGAATTCAAATTCAACACTTATAAACTAAAGAGAGATCTTCCTATTGGTGGTGTAATCGCATGGAATCCAGAAGATGCATCTTTGTATTATAGTGGAACTGCACGTGTCTCTATTTTTGATGCATCATATATGCAAATCAAAAAAGATGATGAAACCCAAAAAGGAATTTCAGTAGGTACATCATTGCACAGAATGGGCATCCCAATTGGTATTGGTGTTGAACAATGGAAAGATGCGGAGAATACACGCATGGATTATGGTATCATGTATAATGCAACTAGGGAAATCATGTTCACGGCTCATAGAGTCGAAGAGGATGATCTAGGTTTTACCTACAATTATCTTGCGGCTATTCACACAGAAGGCCCAATTGAATTGGGTTTATATCTACATCATGATAAGTCACAAGTAAGTCCTTGGACAGGTGTTGAATCAACTATTGATAACAGTATCAAGGGTACACTCAAATACCATTTTTAGTTGCATATTTACCACAAATATTTTGATTTTTTGAAATGTTATTCTGCATCGCAGAAAAGGTAATAAATACTATTATCGAAGGAAGGGATTCGTCCCTTCCTCTTTTTTTGTCATGCAAGTTATAAGAAAGGAATTTAAATGCGTATGATCATTACTTCACTTGTCATGGGGATCTGTTGTTCAACATCCGCTATGGCACTAGACCTACCAGTAACTGGTTTAGAACTCAATACAGAAGTTAAAGCATTCCACAAAGTGGAAGCTGAAACTAATCATCTAACAATCGAACCAGAACTGCGTTATACACCAGGCGTAGGGCCTCTGTCAATTTGGGCAGAAGTACCAATGACGGTGTATGAAACTGGTCATGCATCAGGTGATGACTTTGCAATTACTAACATTTGGGAAGATGGACATAAACCAACTCTAGAGTTGGGTGCAGATATCACACTAGGTGGTGGTGTTACTGCATATGGCGAAACGACATGGGATTTCAACACAGAAGATCGTGGTGAAGTAGAATTGGGCGTATCGTTCAACTTCTAATCACCTAAATATAGGTGGTCACGGGCGGCATTCGTGTCGCCCTTTTTTTATGGAGAGAGTGGATGAAAAAGTATCTCAACTATGATTTAAGAACAGATGGTGTAAATTTATTAGATACCAATTCAATGTTTCATGAATTGTTTCAAAGAAAAGATTATGATTGGTGGTATGAGATCCAGCCAGGCGATATAGTAGTTGACCTTGGAGCTTGTGTCGGATTTTTCACATGCCACGCACTTGATAAAGGTGCATCAAAAGTATATGCAGTAGAAGCAAATAGAAATCACCTAAAAACATTGTGTTACAACGTGGCAGACCACTGGATCGACACAGGAGAATCGCCAGTAGTTCCTATTCACGGTGCGATAGGTATCAATGATCGTTATGCATTAAACTACTATGGCGAAGACACAACCGCTCCAAGATATGAATTGATGGATCTGGTTTATAAGTATCAAATTCACGAAATAGATTATCTTAAAATCGACATAGAAGGTGCAGAATTTGATATTTTCAGTCAAAAAAACATGTTATTTCTAAAACACCACGTCAAACATATATCAGTTGAATTTCATTTAGATGCATTCAGAGAAGCACCTTATGAGTGGATTGAATTTAGAGATAAAATTTGCAAAAACTTTAATATGGAAAAAGTAAGATTTCTAAAACACGAAGACCATGCTCTTGCTCACGATAATGAAAAACTTCGTGGAGAATGGCCTATTGGTTGGGGTTCTTCATTTATGCTTTATATTACCAATTAGTAATGTAAATCATAAACTCTGCAGGAACCTGTGTGAAGTCTCTCTGTCTAATCGCCCAATCATTTTCGAGTGAACTTGCAGCCATACTGTTCATGAATTTTACTTTACCTTGATTAATAAAGTGTTGTAAAAAATCATTTCTAAAACGAATAAATTTTTGAGGTGAATCATCTGCAGCCCTCAAATGAATTTCTACAGCTATGTGTCGAACATTATTTTCAAAGAAACTAATCATTTCTGGTTTTAGAATATTATATTCTGCTCCTTCACAATCGATTTTGAGAAAATCAATATGATTGATTTCATTCTTGTCTAAAAAATCTTTGAAAGTGAATGTTGGAAATCCCAAACCATCATCTTCAAACACGTGCAACGTGTCATTTGTTTCTTCTGCAATTGCGCCCCAGACAGGAACAACCTTAGAGGGATCGTCGATAATATAGTCTGAAACATTTCTAACTGCTGTTTTTAAAAGATTACGATTCGGTTCAATCATGTATACACGCTCGGCGCCTTTATCTAACGCCAGTGTAGAAAAGAACCCCACACAAGCACCAATATCAACGACTACGTCATCTGGTAATACTTCGTACCACCAGTTATAATCACACGTTACAAAAAATTCTTTGTAGAGAGTCGCAGCCTGAGAGAGATCAATTCCATTGGTACTGATCTTGTGGGGGTCTAAAGATTTATGATTCATAATTAAAATTTATATCCAGCGTCAAAGTATTTGTCTAACATTTCCAAAACATCGTCGTATTTTGCAATTTCCATCATTTCTGCTTCCATCGCTTCTACGATGTCGGGATGTTCACCAATTCCTGTAGTTGAATGCAAATACACTTCAATATTTGCTTTATGTTTTGCAATATGCCCCTCGGCATGTTTTCGTAGGGCATCAAGTAGAATGTCACGCATAGTCACTTACTCCATATAAATAGTTGTAGTATTAAGTTTGAAAGGTAATCACCTAATGATCACTAACTATTTATCACCGGCTTCTTTCTTGGTTTCTGTCGATAGGATGCCTCATGTGGAATTTTTTTCACAAAAGGTAAACATTCCAGATGTTTCAGGAAATCCACAGACTAGAAATTCTCCACTTGGTGTTCTATATGATACTCCAAGTATTTTGAATTATTCAGATCTTGATATTACCTTTATCGTAGATGAGGATATGAAAAATTATTTGGAAATCCTTAACTGGTTAGAGGGTATGGGATCTCCAGAAGACCAGAGTCAATATAAAGCATTAACCACATCTGATTCTGGAACTACATCAGATATTACAGTTATAGTAAATAACAATCACAAAAATCCAAATGTACAATTTAAATTCAAAGACTGTTTCCCAATATCTATAGGTGCAATCTCTTTGGATTTGACGGCAAGCGATATCCAGTACATTGAGTGTACTGCTTCTTTCAGATATACAAACTTTACGGTTGCCACACACTCATAAATTTGATATAATAGGAGATATTTAATGAGCGGTCAGAGACGTTGGTTGAAGATCTGGTCTCGTACTGTTGGTATGCCTGTTGGGATTACCGATGACGATAAACCAGAATTTTTACCAATTAAACAAGATGACGTATACAAGGCCTTATGGTTTAGAACCTTCTGGATTGTCTTACATATTGTTACTTGTCTTTTGATCATTGTAGGAAATGGAAGAACAATGGGATTTTGGTAATGTCACACTCCGTAGAGGAACTATATTCTAAGATTAAAGTATTACACGATAAGGGTATCGAACTTCATCGTGAAAGATATCGTGTACAGGGTACATACGATAACGTTAAGTGTCAGTATATGATTGATGATATCAAAGCTTTGGCTCGTGATATTGAACATGGACTTATTGATTTAGAAAGAGACTTTAGTAAATGAATAATGTGAAAGTACACAATCCGTTTTTACAGTCATTTTATCAGGTTTCTATAAGTGATTGGGAAACAAAGAAAAAGAAGTTGATGAACCTTATTAATTGGAATGATAGGGAATGTATGTTCGACGACTTCTATTCAGACTACTACAAGAATATAAGAACCCCAGATAGCAAAGCGCCATACACCAAACAATTCATCAATATTTTAAAAAGTGATTTGAATTCGTTCGTTGTTGCTTTGGAAGGGTCTCCTTTGAACAGAATGAATATGGATATAAGAATTCAAATTCTAGGTCTTTGGGCCCAAAGATATAAGAATCAACAATGGATGCCTCCACATACTCATGAACCCTATGGTTTTTCTGCAGTTCTATATACAGATTTTGATCCAAAAGTTCATGGGGCGACAATGTTCATGTCTTCTTTTAAAAATACACTCGACATGATGGATTACAATTTTCAACCAGAAGTTAAAGAGGGCGACATTATATTTTTCCCAAGTAGTATGATACACTTCTCAAAACCCCACAATTCAAATAAAGATCGAACAATCTTTTCTTTTAATGTTGATTGTCAACCTTCAGGAATCCGTAAATAATGAATGATGATATTAATGAGATGTGGGCAAAGGATGCGCCCATTGATGAAACTAATTTGGTAAATGAAAGTAAACGTATTCCAACTCTACACAGTAAGTATTACTCTATGTACTATAAAGAAGCGTTAACTGTAAAAAAGAATCTTGCAGATCTCGCTGAACTTAAAAGAGATAAGATGGAGTATTACTCAGGATCTCTTGACGAACAAACCATGAAAGAGAAGGGTTGGAAACCATTTCAACTAAAAGTTATTCGTCAAGATTTAGATAAATACTTACAGAGCGATAAAGATATTATTAAACTTAGTCTGAAGATAGATTATCACAAAGAACGTGCAAATTATCTTGAAGATATTATTAAAACAATACACTCTCGTAACTTCGTTATCAAATCAATGATCGATGTTATGAAGTTCCAAGCAGGTGATTATTAATTATGGTAGAGTCTATCCCACCTATTCTTCCAACACAGATTGTCAGTAACTACACTCGTACCTCTTGGGTAGGCGAGGACTTAGTTACAACTCACGTCGAACACCAAATGGTGAATGGCGCAATTCGTGTTCAAGAATTGGGATATACTCTATACAATAGAAATGGTGAATTGGTAGACTCTCCAAAGCCTGTCGGATCGAATGTGGATATTCAAACATGACAGATACTGTAACAGTTGAATTTCTTGATCATGTTCATATGCGAATTCTCGCAGACGCATCGACACGACAAGAAATTTCAGATTTCTTTTCTTTCAAACCAGAAGGGTGGCAATATAATCCAAAGGTAAAGATGCGTGTGTGGGACGGTATCATTCGTCTTTATAATCCAATGCGACCTAAATTGTATGTTGGTCTACTTAATAAACTTAAAGAATTCTGTGACATTAGAGAATACGAACTTAACATAGAAACAAAAGAATACGATACAGACGTATGTGTGGATGATTATCCAACTGCACTTGCAGAACATATAAATTGTAAATATACACCACGTGATTATCAGATAGAATATATCTGTAATGCCATTGCGAATAACAGAACACTCAGTGTATCTCCTACTTCGTCTGGTAAGTCTCTTATCATTTACCTACTCCAACAACACTATTGGCAAACGTTTGATCACAGGACATTGATTATTGTCCCGACGATTGGTCTTGTCCATCAGATGGCAGGTGACTTTGTTGACTATGGGTGTAATGAAGAAATTTACACAATCCAAGGTGGGGTTGAAAAACAAACAAACGCACCCATTGTTATCTCTACATGGCAGTCACTGGTCAAGATGCCTAAAGAGTGGTTTGACCAGTTTGGTGTTGTGCTCGGAGACGAGGCACACCTATTCCAAGCAAAGTCTCTTACCACAATTATGGAAAAACTAGTAGACTGCAAGTTTAGACATGGATTTACAGGAACTCTAAAATCATCTGAATCAAAGACTCATAGAATGGTGTTAGAAGGTTGTTTTGGCCCTGTCAAACGTGCGGTCACAACCAAAAACCTTATTGATGCTGGTACAGTTGCAGACTTTAATGTTAAAGCAATTGTATTGACATACAATCAACAAACAAAAAAAGACTTCAAAAAAGCATTCAAGAAAATCGACGCACCACAAAAGAAGTACCCTGCAGAACGTGAATTCTTAGTTAACCATGAAAAAAGAAATATGTTCATTCGAAATCTTGTCTGGTCACTTGAAGGACAGAACAATTTGATTTTGTTTGATTTGGTTGAGAAACATGGTAAGATCTTAGAGCCTTTGCTTCGCAAAGAAGACAGAGTCTTGCATTTCATTTATGGTGAAACGAAAGCGACTGAACGTGAAATGATTCGTCATTTGGTTGAAAACGATCCAGAGAAGAAACACAACATCCTTGCATCATACGGTGTCTTTTCGACTGGTGTCAATTTGAAGAAACTTGACAATGTGATCTTCGCATCTGGATCTAAATCTGAGATCAAAGTTCTCCAGTCGATAGGAAGAACCCTAAGAAAGGGAAATGACGCAGATCACGCTACATTGTATGACATCACAGATGATTTGTCTAGTGGTTCTTTTCAGAACTACACACTCAATCATTTCAGGAAAAGAGTTGAGATATATTCCTCTCAGGAATTTCCTTTTAAAATTTATACGGTTGATATCTAGCTTTAAAGCCTTTATTTTAAAGCGGATGGCCCGATTATAACGATGTTTGCAGAAGAAGGCAAGAACTTTTTTACAAAAAGATGAAAAAAATTATCTGCTTGACAAATACATCAACATGGTGTATAATAGATCTAATTTCAACACAACAGAGGGAACCTACATGTGGCAAAGAAAAGAAACTACGTAAACAATAAAGACCTTCTGGAGGCACTTATCAAATATGGAGATGAATGCAGAGAGGCTGAAGATGCAGGCGAAGACCTACCACGAGTGCCAAATTACATTGGTGAGTGCATCTTTATGATTGCGAATAGACTCGCAACTAAACCAAACTTTTCTGGTTATTCTTACAAGGATGATATGATTTCAGATGGAATAGAAAACTGTTTACAATATATTCATAACTTCAATCCAGAAAAATCAAAGAATCCGTTTGCATATTTTACACAGATTATTTGGTATGCGTTTCTACGCAGGATACAAAAAGAAAAGAAACAATTATACATTAGATTTAAATCATCTCAAAAAGCGATGACAACAATGTCTATTACAGATGGTAGTGGTAATGAAATACCTATGACAGAACCGCCAGATTATATTAATGACTTTATCACAGAGTTTGAAGATAAACTTACTAAGAAAAAGAACGAGGGTAAATAATGAAATATTTTGTTATGGAACCGACTTACAAAAAGTCGATTCAAGAAGAGACTGTGTTTAAAAAAGAAATGGATGGAAACACTTTTTGGGCAACTCTTGATGTTGGTTGGAGATGGGGATCTTGGTTGGTTCGTGTCCCAGAGACAGAAGAAGAAATCTTGTCATTTGCTAATGAAAGATTTGGTGACCAATCAGATGGCGAACTATATTATCCAACCATTCAATCAGTTTATGATGATTATGTCTCTGGTGATTGTGAAGAATCGGATGAACAGATAATTGAACTTATCGACGTGTTCACACCAGATACTTCTGAGGCCTGTACTTTCCATGAGGTTAGTGATTATGATAGTGAGATGCTCGAAACATGGGATGGGTGTTGGGAAGATTGGTCAATACGTCAACTCGTTTCAGAAGATGCCGATGGTTACCTAGATGAAGATGAACTCGACATTATGTTGGAAGAAATTGAAGAAGGATGGAACGAAGATGGATATGAAGCCATTGAACAATTGGATTTCATTGATGTCGGTTGTGAATTCTATATTAATTGTTCAGTAACATTAAAACCTTGCGATGAAAACGGAAAGGTTTTTGACGAGGAGGAATAGATGAAAATTCTAGTATATGGTTTGCCAGGATCTGGCAAATCAACTCTTGCAGAACCGTTGGCGAGACTCGTCAATGGTGTTCATTTAAACGCAGACAGGGTACGTGAAGAGTACAATGACTGGGACTTCACACCAGAGGGGCGTATGCGTCAAGCGATGCGTATGAAGTTCCTATCGGATGGTGTAGTTAAGGCAGGTAAGGTTGCAGTTGCAGACTTCATCTGTCCTACTGTTGAAGCCCGTTCATTCTTCAATGCAGATTTTGCAGTATGGATGGA